CTCCCAGACATCCCCCGGTCGGGAGATCGGCGTGACCGGCACCTCGGGCACCGCATCATCGTCGGTCTGGCCATCGACCGTGGTCTCTTCGCCGGCCATGATCTCGGCCAGGGCGTCGGCATCGAAGCCGGTGATGTCCAGGTTGAAGCCATCTTCCTGCAGCGACTGCAGCTCAATGCGTAGCATGGCGTCGTCCCAGCCGGCGTTCTCCGCAATGCGGTTGTCCGCAATGATCAGCGCCCTACGCTGGATCGGAGTCAGGTGATCGAGGACAACCACCGGCACCGTGTCCAGGCCCAGCTTCTGGGCGGCGGCCAGACGTCCGTGACCGGCCACGATCACCCCATCGGACCCGGCCAGGATCGGGTTGGTGAAACCGAACTCGACGATTGATGCGGCGATCTGCGCCACTTGCTCCTCGGAGTGGGTGCGGGCATTGCGGGCGTAGGGCACCAGCTTTTCTGTGGGCCAGCGCTCGATGTGGGTGGAGAGCCAGGGGTCAGACATGGACCAACCCCGGCTCGTAGACCGTCTTGCCCTGCGCCAACTTAGCCGTCAGTAGTTGAGTGCGCTCGCTCGGCAAGGCCACCGTCAGATGCGCCCAGCGTCCGAACTCGTGAATGATCTGGACGCAGGGCACCTTCATCTGCTGCGCGGTCTGGCAGACCACCAACGGCGACAGACCCGGCACGATGAGATCGGCAGCGCGCCCTTGCATATGGTGGCTGTTCTTGCTGCCACCGACTGCGCGATTGAGCTCCGGCGAGCGGTACCCAGACGTGATGACGACCGGGCGAGCGAGCTTGACGCGCAAAGGCTGCAGCACCAGCTGACACAGCCGACGCAGGTTCTCGATGACCTCGGGCGTGGGTTCGTTGGCGATGCCACGGCGGGCGGCGGTCTCCGAGACCAGAAACTCGGCCAGTTCGAAATGTTCAGACAGTTTCATGGTGCTCCTGCCGACGCTGGGCAGCGACGACCTCATAGTGCTCACCAGTGGCGGCCAGGGTGACCGGCACACCAGGGAAGTTCTGTTGAAAACGGATCAGCGCCACATCGACGTACTCCGGCGCGATCTCCACGGCACGGCCAATGCGGCCAGTGCGCTGCGCGGCCATCAGCGTGGTGCCGCTGCCGCCAAAGGGTTCGAAGACGATCTCGCCTTCCTGCGTGTAGGCCTCGATCACCTCCACCGGCAGCGTCACGGGAAACACGGCCGGGTGATCGATGTCCTGGCCGATCTTTCCCTTGTGACGCATGACCCGGATCACCGAGTCGGGTATGCGGTGGTCCTGGGTCGGTTGACCCGCAGCCGTCCAGCCGTTGACCTGACCGTCCTTGCCGCGCATGGCCGTCGATGACCCGTCAGCCCGCAGATGGGTTTCCTGGCCGGCAAACTTGCAGGGGACCGTCTTGTTGGGCTTTCGGGTCTGACGGTTGAGGTGGAAGATGAACTCGAAGCTCGGTGCCAGACGGCCCTGCCAGTCACCGGGCATGCCCGGCCCCTGGTCCCAGACGTACCAGGCGAAGCGCCGCCAGCCTTGTCTGCGCATCCAGCCAAGCCAAGCATCCCAATACGGGATGAACTCGTTGTCGCGGTGGATCAGGCCGAGGTTGACCAGCACCTGGCCATCGGGGGCCATGGGCACCTGCGCGAACACGCCGCGCATCAGGCCATCCCAGTCGGCGATGCCGCCAGAGGTGTAGTCGCGTTGGTTGCCGTAGGGTGGCGACGTGAAGCACAGGCTCGCCTGCTCGCCCTGCATCAAGGCGGCAATGGCGACTGGGTCCGAAGCATCACCACAGATCAGGCGGTGCGGGCCCAACTGCCAGACATCACCAGGGCGACTGATCGGTTGACGAGGTGGCTCCGGGATATCCTCGTCCTCTTCGCTGGCTGGATCCTCATCCGGCGCTTGCGCATCACCGTCACCGAGATCCGCCAGCATCTTGGCCAGCTCGTCATCGTCGAAGCCGGTGAGCTGCAGGTCATAGCCTGCTTCGGACAGCTCAGAGAGTTCCAGCGCCAACAGCTCATCGTCCCATCCGGCGTCCAAGGCCAGGCGGTTATCGGCGATCACGTAGGCGCGCTTTTGCGCCGGTGTGAGGTGCCCCAGTTCAATGACCGGGACGTTCGACAATTCCAGCTTGCGCGCCGCTGCCAGGCGCCCGTGGCCTGCGATGATCCCGCTGTCGCCATCGACCAGGATGGGCTGGGTCCAGCCGAACTCCACGATGCTGGCCGCGATCTTGGCGATCTGTGCTGGCGAATGCGTGCGCGGATTGCGCGCGTACGGTAACAGCGCATCGATCGTCCGATATTCGATCTGCAGAATGGGCGTCATGGAATTGAAAAACCCGCCGGGCGTTGCCGCCGGGCGGGTGAAGAAGATTCAGAGGGTGGTAACTGTCTGGCGCGGTGGTAACCACGGGCCGGTAACCTGGCCGGGCGGTAACCTGGTTTCAGGGGCAGACGCTATCGAAATAGCGCGCTCGCGCCCCCCGCATTGGATTTTGGCGAGGAAGGACCCCTTTTGCCTCGGGACCTCCCTCTCGGTCACGCATCATTCGCAACCATAGCCGTCACTGTAGCCCCAAACCGTCTGATTTGTTGCACGGCCGATTGACCTCCAAAAGGACAAACACGGCAAAGCGAGGACAAACCGGGCAGGCATTACCCTAAATTGCCCACGTTTTTGGGGGGCATCCTCACGCCGTCGCTGTTGAGCTGAGCGGCCACGGTTTCGAGCGCTCGTTGCCAGCGCCGCCATGCCGTGCTGCGGTCGCAGGCAAAGCGGATCGTGATCTCCCGCCAGCCGTAGCGCTTGGCCCGCATCCACACCAAGTGACGCTGCTCGACCTCCAGCCATTGCACCCAGCGCATCGTCTCCAGCATCCGATCGATGGCCTCGGGGCTCGGCGGGAAGGGTCGGTACACCTTCTCGTCCGCGGCGAAGGCTTCCCACTCGGTGCGCACGAAAGCCGGCCAGCAGTTGAAGTAGCCCTGCACACGCACCGGAGGCAGGCGTCGTCCAGTGGTGGCCGCATCCTCAAAGCGTGCGGCCACGTCCTCGATCGTCCAGGGTATTTGGTCAGCCATGGCGCGGCCCTCCGTACAGTCGCTTGCCGATGCGGCGCACGATCTCGCGCTCGATGAAGTCCAGACGTTCGTCGGACGCGTTGACCACCAAGATCTCCTGCTCGCGCCAGCCACGTTCCTTGACGGCGTCCAGATCCATGGCTTGCGGCTGCAGCCGACCGAGGGGGCAGCGGTACTTAGGTGTCGGCACCTTCATGTCACACCTCCTGCATCTCGATGGCCCAGTACAACAGGGCCAGCGCGTCTGCCTCGTTGTCGTCGACGGGGTTATGACCACGGGTACGGATGGCTGCGACCATCTCGTCCTTGCTTGCGTTGCCCTTGCCGGTGGTGTGCTTCTTGATCGTGCCGACCGGGACACCCTGGTAAGGGATCTGGTGGTGCTCGCACCACGCCGTGAGCGTGGCGAGGAACCCGCCGTAGGCGTGAGCAGCATCGGTTGAGACGTGGCGGCGCACTTCTTCGAAGTGCAGGCAATCGATGGCCTCGCACGACTGCTTGATTTCCGTGAGCCAGCGCTTGAACCGAAGAAAGCGCATGCCGCCGCCTTCGAAACGCTGCGGCCGGAAGCTCTCTGACCCGCTGGTGATGTGGCCGTCGCTGCCGCGCAGCGCCCAGCCGGTTTGTGTGCCCAGATCGAGGGCGACGATGGTTTTGATCATGTTGTCAGTCCTTGTTTGGTCTGGCCTGACGGATCGGACGGGTTCTATCGAAACACTCCATGAGGCGCGCGCGCACACGCACGCGTAGGAGTTACGACGTAGTCCGTCCGATCCGTCAGACGCGAAGCGTTCAGTGGTCGGCATAGGGGGTGTAGGCAGGCGTGGGCGGGTACTTCAGGCCAATGCCCTGAAAGCCCCGCAGGCCCACGCCGTTGCGCCATTTCTCCAGCCCGCGGGTGAGCAGCAGATCGGCAAAGCGCTTTTGCGAGCCCGTGAACTCCCCGGCAGATTCGGCCCACTGCTTCCAGTCGTTGAACAGCTCAGCCGTCAGCGACTTGGCGTTGGGTTCGCGCAGGCAGCGCTCCTCGACCCAGCGGCCCAGTGCGTCCTCACCCTCGAAGTACTCCTCGGTGGCTTCGACGACCTGCATAGGCGGCGCGAGCTTGCCCAGGCGTTGCCAGTCCAGGCAGCCCTGCACGGCCCAGGCGAGGATGCCGTCACGCTCGGCCAGGAGCTTTTGCTGCAGATGTTTGTCGCGACGCTCGGGCGGCACGGTGATCGTGAAAGGGATCAGGTGCAGCCGCCGCTTCATGGCCTCGTCGATGTTGCGGATCGCGGGCTTGTGGTTGCCAGCCACAAAGAGCTTGAACTGCGGGAAGAACTCGAAGAAGTCCTGGCGCATGAAGCGCGCGGCGATCTTGTCGCCCCCCGTGAGGTTCTTGACCTTCGACTCGGCCCATCGGCGGCCCTGCTCGGTTTCTATCGCTGCCACGAAGCGGGCGCCGCGCAGGCCAGCCATGTCGGTGGGGTGCCGGTCGGTGCGCGTCTCCATGAACGTGTCCATGGGCGCGTTGGTGGCGTAGTCCCCCAGGATCGTGGCCAGCGTGTTGACGAACACCGACTTGCCGTTCGCACCCGTGCCGTAAAGGAAGAACAGGGCATGCTCCTGCGTCGATCCGGTCAGCGCGTAGCCCACCATCCGTTGCAGATAGGCCTGCATCTCCTGGTCGCCCCCCGTCACCTCGGACAGGAACTGCTTCCACGTCGGGCAGTCGCCACCGGGTGTGGCCGTGGTGATCTTGGTCATCCGGTCCGCGCGCTCGTGTGCGCGTTTTCGGCCCGTCTTGAGATCGACCACGCCACCGGGCGTGTTCAGCAGCCAAGGGTCTGCATCCCACTCCTCGGTGGTGGCCGCATGCCGGCGGTCTGCCCGTGCCAAGCGTTCCACCCCGCTGACCGTGCCTGAGCTGGCGAGCTTGGCGGCGACCTTCGGGTTGTCAGCACGTACGGCGGCATGTCGGCAGACGCTTCGGATCAGGTCGGTGGCGGCCAGTGTGTCTTCGGTGCGCCAACGGTTGCCGTCCCACACGAGCCAGCGCCCCCATGTCGCCACAAAGCGCCAGTCCCGGTGGTAGCGGCGGGTGAAGGCCAGCGCCAGCGCATCCTCGGTGCCCCAGACGGATTCATCGCTGCTGAACACCGGCTCCGCGTCGTCGGTGACGTCGTGCATCTGCAGACGCGGCCCATGCGCCAAGAACGCAGCGAAGTCGAAGCCCTCAACGATGGCATCGGCGGCATCCCAGCCCTCGGCAGCGTCCTCGGGCGGGTACAGGATGTGACAGGACTTGGCGCCGGCCGACAGGATGGCCTGCGCCGCCTGCGTGGCGTACTCCCAGCCCGGCTTGTCGCGGTCGGGCCAGATCAGCACCGCTTTGCCAGACAGGGGCGACCAGTCGGTTTTGTCGACCGGGGCGTTCGCGCCATGCATCGCCGTGGTGGCCACCACGCCGGCGTCGATCAAGGCCTGCGCGCACTTCTCGCCTTCGACCAACACCACCTGCGTGGCGCTGGCCATGCCAGGCTGGTTGTAAAGCGGGCGCGGCTCGGGCGGCGCCATCTTTCGTCGCTTGGCGTCCCAGGGCCGAAACTGCTTTTTCTGACCCGGGGGGTCATAGCGGTAGACCACAGCGATGAGATGGCCCGCCGCGTCGAGGTAGTCCCACTTGGCGGTGGCCGGGCCGAGCTCATCGACGGGCGCTTCCTTCTTCGACTTGCGCACCGGCACTGCGCGAGAACGGCCGAGCAAGTCGGCCGCCTTGTCGAGCACCCAGGGAAAGTCCGCGTGGACATCGGCCCCGATGGAGGCGGCGATCAGGGCAAACAAGTCCCCGCCGTCACCCGTGGCGCGATCGGTCCAGAGTCCGGCCTTCTCACCTTCGAGCACGACCTCGAGGCTGTCGCCAGGACTGCCCAGCACGTCGCCGATGAGGAACTTGCCCCGGCGCCTCTTGCCGGCCGGGAACATCGCGGTCAGCACCGAGGCCAGACGCGACAACAGTTCTGCGCGCAGTTCTTCGCGCTCGGCCTCGCGATGGTTTTCTGGGGGTGGGGTGTCGTTGAAATCGATCATGCGGCTCCCTCACCACCCGCGCCTGTCTGGTCTGCCGTGCCGCGTTGCTGAACGGCGCCACTGCGCGCGGCCCAGGCGGAGAGTTCAGACAGGCGATAGCGCACCAGCCCACCCATCAGGTAGTGCGGAATGCGGTACTTGCTGCGCATCAAGTGATCCGCGAACCAGTAGTACGGCAGGCGCAATGCCGCTGCCGCCTGCTTGGCGTCGATCATGGGTTCGATGGCAGGTGCCGTTGTGTTGTGCTCGTTCATGCTTGCGTCCTCCAGCAGCGGTCTTGCCAGGCGCACATCCGGCATTCGAAGTGGGTCGGGTCATGGAAAGCGCGAGGCAGCAGTTCGCCTGCCTCGGTGGCCGTGATGACCTTCGCCGCCCGATCCGACATGCGCTGTGCCAGCGCCGCGTCAAAGGGCACGAGCTCGGTGTAGATCTCCATCGTGTCGGCGTTGATGGCCGTGAAGATCGCGGGGTGCTCGTGCAGTTCGAGATAGGCCTGGTAGATAGCCACTTGCGCGGCGTAGATGGGCTTGGAGACAGCCAGGCCCTTTTTCTCGAGGTCGCTCCAGGACTTATTGCCCAGGCATTTGCATTCCCAAAGCGCCGGGTAGGCAAAGCCCTCGGGGCCGTCGACGATGACGCCGTCGACATGGCCCTGCAGGCGATCGTCGGCCACAGAGAAGCCGAACTGCTCGCCGTCCGCCTTACGGGTGCGCAGATCGAAACCCGCGTCCCGCAACCAGTCGACCATGCAGTCCTCCATGACGTGACCGCGCTCGAAGATGCGCAGCATCCGGCCCGGGATGTCCCGACCGTGGTCGATGGGCGCCTTGGCGTACTCGAACTGCAGCGCGCGCTCGCAGGCCACGCCGAGACGCGAGGCCCCGAGGTACTGGCGCTCGGACTGGCGGGTGCGGGCAACCAGCATCCCTGCGTCGATCAGAGCCGTGACCTGGCCGGAGAGGCTCGATGAGGAGTTGAAGTCGATCATGGCTTCTTCCCCTTCGGCTCATCCCACGGCAGGTCGTCCTCCAGATCGGCGAACGGGTGAGCGGCAGTGGCGCTCATGGGATCGGGCGAGGGCGTCATGCCCCGCACCGGCGGGTACTTGCTCACCTCGTGGTGCACGACCATCGCGTCCGACCAGCAGGTCACGATGGCGTCGATCACCTGCAGCGCCTCAGCTTCGGAGTAGTCGCCCAGCGGCTTGGTGAAACCGATCTCGCCGGCGGCCTCACCGAAGGCCTTGAGGCACTGTTTCATCGCGGCCAGCTCGACATCAGAGGGATCGATCATGCTGACCTCCTTGATGTCGATGCGACCTTCCTTGACCCGCAGCCAGTTGCCGTACATCGCGTGAAACGCGTTCTGGCAGCGCTGCGAGCAAAACACCCAGTCGATGGGATAGCGCCGGGGGTCGCCCACACCGTGACGGTTGTCGGTGTGGCCGTACCCACGGGCCTGTCGTTGGCAGACCCAACATTTCATTGGCCTCCCTCACTGCGCCCACGACGGCTTGCCCGTCACAGGGGTTCGTTGGGCGGCTGGCGCCTGATAGACGGGTGCTGCCTGGGCAGGCGCGCCAGATGTCCCGCCGCCCGAGGCTTTGGCGGGCACGCCCATCAACTTGGCGTAGTCGGGGTGATCCGGCTCGACCGCGACCTTGACCACGTTGCGGTCCTGACCCTTGCCATCCTTTTCGATGTCGACGCGGGCGAGGAACTCCAAGCCATCGAGTTCGTGAAAGCCCTGGATGCGGCGTGCTGCTGCAGCCTGGGGACCGTTGTCCTGCGGATGGACATTACGGGCGCTGTTGAGCGCGGCGCGGATGAAGCTGCGCCCCATCTGGCCCCAAGCCGGCCCCTTCTTGGAGTGCAGGCCTATGTTCGACCACATCTTGCGTTTGGCGTGGTCGCCAGCGGTGACCACGAATTCGGCGGCGAGATAGATCGATCCGGTGTCGAAAGACTCTGTGGCGTAACCGCCAGCCCAGCCCTGTGCTGGGTCGTCATAGCCACCAGGCTTGAGGGTCATGCGCACCGGGATCACGGTGCCCTTGGGGATCAGATCGAAGCCCGATTGCTGGGCTTCGGCGTCGTTGAAATCATTCCATGCGGTCATTGCGATTACTCCTGAGATTCGATGTGTGTGGGGGTAGCAGCGCTGGTGGGCGTGGCAGGTGCGGCGGGTGAGCCCGCGCACTTGGCGATCAGCGCACCGAGATGCGGCGGCTCCAGCAGGTCGAGGCGACCGCTGCGGTCTTTGGCTGGGTAGCCGTGGGGATTGACGGTGTGCGTGACGAAGGCGCGATAGACGCTCCCGTCCTCGGCCTTGATTTCGGCGAGCGTCACAACCTCATCGACGATGCCGGGCAGCTCCAGGCTGGTCTTGCTGCCTTCGATCTGCGGCACGAACACCTTGCGGTTGTAGTCATCCAGGCGTTCGTCGAGGATGGCGACGAAGACGACGTTCTTGCCGCGGGCGTGCTGCAGGTGGGTCAAGGCGCTGACCATTTCCTGGCCGAGCAGGCCATAGGCGCCACGCATGTCCGGCTTGCCGGTACGGTCGCTGAGCGCACCCGGCTGCGTCTTGCACCAAGCGAAGCACTGGCGCGACAGCTGGGTGATCGAGTCGAGAAAGAAGGTCTGGTACCGGTCGAGCTGGGTTGGGTCGCCAAACTTCTCGATGACGTGGTCGTAGTGCGCCTGCGAGAAGGCAGCCTCCGGCGGCAACGACTTGTCCGGGCCGGCGAGGAACACAAAGAAGTCGCGGCTCTCCGGCCACGAGGCCGGACGGATGGTGTCGCCTGGCCAGTCGGCCACCGCCAGATCGCCAGCCTCGATGTCGAGGAACAAGGTCGTTGCGGGGTCGAGGTCCTTGAGCCGGGTGGTCTTGCCGATACCGGACTTGCCAAGCATCAGCAGCTTCACACCCTTGCGTTCGGCCATGCGCTGCTGCGCCGAGATGATGGGAAGGCTCATCACGCAGCCTCCTTCAACATCTCGACGACAGCAGGATTCCAGAGGATCTGGTAGCCACTGTGGCCGTTGCGCGAGTACGGCAGGGCTTCGGCCCAGGCTTCGCCCGCCTCAGTCAGCTCCCATTCGTCGCGCTCGTTGCGGAACTGGAACCCACCGGCTTCCAGCATCCGATTGGTGGTCTTGGCCGAGCGGTTAAGCAGCTTGCCCAGCTGCGTGGCATTCAAGGCGCAGATCGGATCAACGGCCGAGGGCAGCGCGCGGCGCAACACCTCAGTGGTGATGCCGGTGTTTTCCTGAATGCAGGTCAGCGTTGCCGCTGCCGCGATGCCCGGTTTCACGCCCGGCACCTTCGCCACGGCCTCACCGATCAACAGGATGGCCGACACGCGGTCGTGGGTCGGCGCGGGCAAGCTCGCCAATGCACCCGGCGCACTGTAGGTGCCGGTCTTACGGATCGCGGGTAGGACCTCGCGGGTCACCCAGCGCTTGAAACGCTTGGCGGCGTCCTTGGTGCTACCGAGGATCAGGGCGTACAGGCCCGATTCGTTGACGTGGTTCTGTCGCTGGCGACCGCCTGCTGTGAGGGTCTCCAATTTCTGGAGATCCTCTGCCTCGACGTGGGATTTGATCGCCTGCGACGGATTACCCATCTCCAGGGCATCGCAGACATCGGTGGCGTTAAACCACGGCTGCCCCTGATCATCGACCTGGACACGTACGGCGTGCGCTTCGAACTGGAAGGGGATGATTGCGCTCATGGCCGTTACTCCGAGTCGATGGAAAGGGTGAAGGTCGGCTTACCGGCATCCACCGTGCGGGCGGCGGCGAACTGCCGTTGCAGGGCCGGTGGCCAGTTCGTGTAACGGGATTCGGAGACCGACAACTTGACGTCGAGATAGGCCTCCACCTTCTCGCCAGAGGCCACGATGCGCTGGGCGATTTCGGCCAGTTGCTTCTGGTTCCAGCTGACCTTCTTGGGCAGCTCGAACTTCAGGTGCAGCGGCCCATCGTCGAGGTGTGTGGTGCCAAAGTCGCGGCCGGAATCCCGCAGTGCCGTGCGGGCCTGCTGGCCGTAGCACTGGTCGAGGGCCGCATCGAACTTGGTGCGGGCGTTCTTCAGCCAGTCGATGGCAGCGTCGAGGTTCTTGTCGATCTCGTGCTTCTGCGCTGGCGGCAGCGCCGCCAGTTGGCTGACGGACATCTCAGCGATGTCGGCGGGGAAGATGGTCAGATCGGTCATAGCCATCTCCTTCACTGGTAGGCACGAGTGAAGCTCGAGTAGCGTGCGACGCTGCGCTCGAAGGCTTCGATTTCGTGCAGGAGATAAGTGACGCGACGACCGAACTTGCAGAAGATCGGTCCTTGTTGCTCCTGGCGCCAGCGGCGCAATGTCTTTACGGACAGGCCCCAGCGGTAGGCGAGTTCGAACTCGTCGAACCCGATCTGGGCTTGCGTGGAACTAACAGGGGACGGCGATCGCGATGCGTGACGCCTTTGTGGGGAGGGAGAGAGGTTTCCCATTTGCAGTGCTCCTTTGAAATAAACGGGCACTGCTCATTCTTCGAATAGACCTCCGGATCAGGTCCGGATGCACATCCGGATGAATCTCCGGAAATTCAAACCGCCGGTCGTCGGCTTCGGATGCGGTACCGGGCGAATGCAGTCCTCTCGATCCACTCCTTCCAGCTGGGCCCGAGGGCGCTGTCTGGATCCTTGTTGCAGCCTGTCTGCGCAACAACCTCGGACCACTTGAGGCTGGCCTGGTCGCGCGCTTTCCAGAAGGTCGCGATGACGGCCTTCTGCTTGCCTTTGAACACCTTCGGCGCGGCCATGTGGATGAGCTTGAGCTCGCCGGTGCGCTCATCGAACCATTCATCGGGATCGGCTGCATTTGCCGGCACGCGACGCAGCAAACGATCGAGCACCTCACGGTCGCAGGTGATGGCATCGCCGTTGGCGATCAGCAGATCGTCAACACTGCACCGTTGATGACCATTGGGCAGCTTGGCGTCGAGATCGTCGACAGCCAGCACGATGCCGTGGCCGGGACGTACGGCGTCGAACATCAGCTGGCGCCAGTCGTCAGTGCATTGCGCGAGGCGACGCGCCACGTAGACGGGAGCGAACTGGTGTGTGCGGCCGACGCGCAAATTGCCGAGATGCCACAGATGACCGTCAATGAGATCGCGCTTCCTGGCGCGTTGTGAGCTCTCGAATTCGAGTACATGGGCAAGCGCGTCCAGCCAGGCGTCGACGTTGAACGCGTAGATGGCGATCTCGTCGAGCGAACGCGTCAGGAGTCTTCTCGGCTGTGCGGGGCTTCGGTAGCTGAACGTGCCGAGCTCTGTGTCGACGGCGACCTCCACTTCCTCTTCGCAGCTGAGCACGGGCACCAGAATCGACGTCTGGTAGCCGTCCGGCACGACCCAGCGTCGCGCGGCAAACTGTGCCGTGCAGCCGCGCAACTCCTCGGCGACGACACGCGTATCGATGCTTCGGGCGTGCTCAAGGCAAGTCAGAAACTCGGCGTACAGGTTCATCGCGAACTCAGTACTGGCGGGCACAGTCCAGGCGCATGAGCTGGGCAAACACCAGTTCGCTGTCGTCCTTTGTGAGGCGACCGTCGGAGAAGCCGTTGGGGGCCGTGATCTGCACCGACACCTTGTGCGCCTTGCGATGCAGCGTCTTGGCTATGTTCATCGTCAGCTTGACCTGCTTAACGATGTAATCCGTGAGGTCCGCAAGGGAGTGCGCCTCACGGGCCACGAGGTAGATGTCGCGCTCTTCGAATCGATGGCGCCGGATCTGCAGCGCGTTTTCCACCCGACGCTCCACAGTTCGGCCGCTCACGCTCACTTGGCGCAGTTCCGGCTTGGCCACAACCAGATGCCGGATCTCGATGCCTTCGATGCCGTCGATACGGTCCTGCTTGAATCGCTTCAGCATCGCTGGTGTACAGAACCCCATCAGGTCGAATTCGCGCATCGGCATGGAGCGGATGTCACCGTCGCCGCCGAGTACCACGTCGCGAAACAACGCGGCCAGTTCAGGGCGGACCTCGACGTCATCGCAGAACACCGAGAGCTCCCCCTTGCCGGCGTGCCATGAGTAGCGCACGTCAGTGACCGCTGGGGACTCGACGTCCTCGACTTCGCCGTTGGCGATGCGCTGGTAGTGGATTTCGGCGCCATTGAACTTCGCCGTCAGCGTGTAAAGCACGATCGGGTTACCCGCTTGCGTCGGATCGCGGTGCTCGAAGTGCTCGATCAAGATGTCGTCGGGGTCGATCTTCGGAAACAACTCCGTGAGCCGCCGCCGCAGCGCCTGCTCCGCATCCTCGGCAAGAGTTGGCTGCGCCCCCTTTGGACCAAGGTAGTGGCTGGAGTGCCTGTCGCTTTGTGACTGCTGCAGCATCTCTTGCTGGCGCTCGGCGTGATCAAAGCGGCTGTCGGCCGCGCACCCATCGGCCGGATGCTCCTGGCGCAGGTAGAGGTAGAGCGCGCGGCTGAATTTGTCGGTTGGGTTGTTGAGTACGGCAGCATCCTCATCGTCGTTCGCGTCCAAGAGCGAGCTGACCGCCAGCCTGCCGTACTCATCACACAGAAGGTTCACGCGTTCGGCCGCCCGTTCGATGCGGGCCTGGTCGGCATGACTGATCTCGGCAATGATGGCGAACACCGCATTGCGCGAGGGTATGGGCAACAGTCCCGCAGCGACCTCGGTCAGTTCGCGCAGTTTCGGCAACGGCACCTTGACCACGCCTTCCACGAGGGCACACAGCAAGGTCGGGCGATGCACGCGGCGCGTGAGTTGGACGAAGTGCTCGAGGTGGGGGAGGATTTCCGGTCCGCTGTCTTTGCTCCGTTGGCGCGGTGGCTTGTCGGACTGCACGACGGCAGCCGCCTTACGCGTGGGCTTGGCATCTTGTTGTTCGACTGCCGTCATTCGTTCTTCTCCCTTTTTCAAAAGTGCGCGATTGCGCGTGTTGTTAATTTGTCCGCCCAAAAAATGCCGACACGATGTCGGCGCCTTGCTTCAGGCTCTGATCAGCTCGGCAGGTCTCCCGCCTTGAGGAGGCCATAGCGGTCCATCCTGACCTGAACGAACCGCGGCGAGACGCCGAAGCGCTTGGCCACCGACCGCTGCAGCATGTCGAGGCTCAAGAATCCGAAGTCGCCCTCGGCTACCAAGGTCAGGCTGGTGCCCGGACGGTCCGGGTCGAGCGATGAGCTACGGACGATCTTGACGTCATGCTCCGGCGCCAGTTCCTCGACGACGGTGTTCAGGCGCAAGCGGGGCACCAGCAGTGAGCCCATGAACTCGTTGGCGCGCAGTTCGGCAAAGTACTCATCCCCGCGGGACTTACCAGGCGCAGCTTGATCGGTCCCGTCGCCAGCCGTGGGCGCTTTGGCCAGATGCTCGACATCGCGCGTCGTCGTCCGGTACATCTTGCGCCCTGTGTCGTCGATGCCGTCAAACAGCCCCGGCCCGCGGCTCGCATCAACGATCCAGCCTGGACCATCGAAGATCGCGTGGCCGAGTTCATGGGCCAACGTGCTGAGCACGAGTTCTTCGCCGGCGTTTTCACCGACCGGGGAGACGGACACCATGGCTGTGTCGGGAACGCCCGGGTCGTACTCGCAGATGCCGAGCACCGGATTGCCGTCTTCGTCGTGGACGATGTCACTCGTACCTACGAACAGGTCGAAGGCAACGCCATTGATCTTCAGGCCGGAGACCGCGCTCAGTAGATCCACAGACAGCGCATCGGTGGTCGCATCGACGAGCTGCTGGCGGACCAGCGCGGCGAGGCCTTCCACTTCTGAGCGTTTGATGTAGCGGGGACGTTTACGGTCGCAATGCCGGTAGTCCAGAGTCAGAACCGGCATTCACTTCTTCTCCGTCGCTTGCCTGCGATACATGCGCACAAGATCACCGACGTTCTCGCGCATGTCCGGCGGCAGACGGCTCGCCTCGACAAAGGCCTCGTCGACGTCAAGGTTGAGGATGGTGGCCGCCTTGCGGATCAGTTCGTCCTTCGGCGGCTTCTCCATCTCCCGCTCGATGCGCGACCAGTAGGCAGGTGAGATCTCCAGCTGCTTGGCGAAGTCGTTCAGCTGGATTTCCTGCTCCTCTCGCTTCTTGCGGATGTAGGCTCCGAATGGCATGTGCGTGACCTGATTGCGTGATTGGTTAAGTGCTCCCGATCATAGCGATGGGCCACTCTATCGTCAACCGTTAACTAAACGCGCAATTTAGCGTGCTGACCAGGTGCGCGGACGCCTTCGATTGCCCGGAATTGCCATCCTGTTCGGACGTTCGGTTAGATCATCTGTGACGGTTGTTATTCCTTGGAGCCGTCATGACAAACCTCGAACTTCCCTCGCCGACAGAGATGTCGGCCCAAGCTCGTGCCAGCGAGATCACGGGCATCCTTGCTGGCGCAATCGTCCGCACGCATCTGGCGGGCAAGCACAACGAGAGAGAAGTTGACCTTGGCTTCTCCCTCGACCAGCGCGTTCATACAACCCCCTCTTACCAGGAGAAATTGTGATGAACGACAGGCAATCCTCCGTAGCCGCGCAGGTGACCGCGCTACCCTCACTGCCGATGCCAGAGCTCTGGGCGCTATGGGATCGCTTCTTCTCTCGCCGCCCGGACAAGACGAACCGGGTCTACCTTGAGTCCCGCATCGCCTACAAGCTGCAGGAAGAAGCATTCGGCGGTCTCGGTCCCGACACTCGCCGGCGGCTGGCCAACATCGGCATCCGGCATTCGAAAATCAAACAGCCTCGTAAGGCCCGCGACATCGTCCTTGCACCGGGGACGGTCCTCGTCCGCGAGTGGGGAGACCGCGACCACCACGTCAAGGTCACGGCGGATGGCGCCTTCGAATACGAGGGCAAGCAATTCAGGAGCCTCTCGGCAGTCGCCAGACATATCGCTGGCAGCCCATGGTCAGGACCATTGTTCTTCGGCCTGCGCCGCCCAGGGGAGGGTTACGAATGAACGAGGCCTCCCCCTCTAGGCCACGCCAGCGCTGCGCGGTCTACTGCCGTGTGTCCTCGGATGAACGGCTTGACCAGGAATTCAACTCCATCGACGCCCAAAAGGAAGCAGGCCACGCCTACGTCGCGAGCCAGCGAGCCGAGGGCTGGATTCCAGTGGCCGACGACTATGACGACCCCGGGTACTCGGGCGGCAACACGGAGCGGCCGGGGCTGAAGCGTCTATTGGCCGACATTGAGCGCGGACTGATCGACATCGTGGTCGTCTACAAGATCGACCGCCTGACGCGCAGCTTGGCCGACTTCTCGAAGATGGTCGAGGTGTTCGAACGCCGTGCAGTGTCCTTCGTCTCGGTGACCCAGCAGTTCAACACCACGACGTCGATGGGTCGGCTGATGCTGAACGTGCTGCTGTCCTTCGCGCAGTTCGAGCGCGAGGTCACCGGCGAGCGCATCCGCGACAAGATCGCCGCTGCCAAGCGCAAGGGGATGTGGATGGGTGGCGTCCCGCCTCTGGGTTACGACGTCGATAACCGCCTGCTGGTCATCAACGAAGGCGAGGCGGCAGTGGTACGCCGCATCTTCGAAGAGATGCTGACCATAGGATCGCCGACTCAAATCGCCGCGAACCTCACTGCCGAAGGCGTCACGACCAAGGCCTGGACCACGCAGGACGGACAAACACGCAGGGGGGCGCGGATCGACAAGAAATACCTGCACAAGCTCCTGCGCAACCGCATCTACCTCGGGGAGTTATCGCACAAGGGGAACTGGTACCCCGGCGCGCATCCTGCGATCATCGATCACGGCTTGTGGGGGCGGGTTCACGAGATCCTGGCCAAAGATGGCCACGCGCGATCTGTGGAGACCAAGCTCCGTTCTCGCACAGACGCGCTGCTGCGCGGTCTGCTCTACGCGCCGACTGGGGAGCGGATGTACCCGACCTACTCGCGAAAAAACGGCCACAAGTACCGCTACTACGTATCGAAATCCGAGGCGCGGTTCGGCGCCGCCGGCAAGACCTACGAGCGCATACCAGCTGATCAGATCGAGGCCGCAGCGATCGCCCAAATCAAGACCGTACTGGCAAGCCCCGAGGCAATCACCGCGGTCTGTCAGTTCGTACAACGCAACGGTGCGCAGATCACCGAGGCTGTCGCCGTCATGGCGATGCATCGGCTGGGCGAAGTATGGGAGCAGTTGTACCCGGCCGAGCGGCATCGAATCGTGAACCTGATGATCGAGCGCGTCGACATCGTGCCTGGTGGCCTCAAGGTGAAGTGGCACGAACTAGGGTGGAAGGAACTGATCGGGGAGTTCGCGCCCGACAGCATCGGCGCAGAGCTGATCGAAATGGAGGCAACGTGAATACGGGAGAAGCGCTGGAGACCTTCGTCCCGCTGGTGTTCAAGCGCCGAGGCATTCAGCAGCTGGCAGACACCGGCGCGGTCGCACACGACCTGACGATCATCGAAGCGGTGGCCCGTGCCTTCTACTGGCAACAGTTGCTGGACAGCGGGCAGTTTGAGAGCGGCGCAGCGATCGCCCGGGCTGAGGGGCTGCACCACAGCACAGTCAACGAACTGCTTCGGCTGACCCTGCTCGCCCCAGACATTGTCCATTCCCTGCTGGCCGGTCGCCAGCCACTGCGGCTCACATTGATCTGGTTTCAACGCAACCCTATCCCGGTCAGCTGGCATGAGCAGCGCCAGCTGATCTCGAGCTTCGAATAGGAGGCAGCATGGCCAAGAGAGACATCGGAAAACTCACCGGCGAGCCTGTCACCTTCCAGATCCCCGCTCCGGCGGGCGGGGTGAAGATGGAAACGTTCATTCCCTGGACTCTGGTCAAGCGCGGAGTTCGCCGGGAGGTGATCACGCCGTTGGACGCGCCCCAGGCGTTCGAGAAGGAAGCAGTGGCCGAGCGCCGGGAGCGGGTCGTCGCCCAGTCCAGTGCGCTCGTACGCGCTCTGGGGCTGGCGCACCACTGGCAAAACCTGCTCGACGACGGGCGGTTCGCTTCGATGACTGAGATCGCGGCGGCCGAGGAAATGGATCCCGGCCGAGCCAGCAAGATCGCCCGCTTGGCGCACCTCGCCCCAGATGTCATCGAGGCCTGCCTCGCGGACACCAGAGGTGACATTGCCCTGGAACATCTGGTTCGCCGCGGAAGTTTGCCTCTGGATTGGCCGACACAACGGGAGAAGCTGCGGGTCAGACGCTGA